AGGGGATTGTAATCCTGCGTTTGTTCCAGTAACTACTGGAATTGTGGCGGTTGATCCACTGCTATTAGTTATAACGCCGTTTACAGCAGAAGGGGTATATCCCAAGTTAGTTACTCCAGTAGTAGCGGGAATATCTACGGTAACTATGTTACCAGATCTGGTAGCAGTTACAGCAGTACCAGTGAAGTTAATCTCATTAACATTTCCAGCAACTCCTAAGGCAACTCCTTCGTCTTTGAATAAGATACTAGAATGTTTCTTAGCATCCAATTCGTTAACAACTGCTTGTAAGTTAGTAGTTGCTATATTACCTGCTGGAGTATTACTAATATCCGCAGCAGAAAAACTTAGCATACTCTTAACCTGGGACGCAGTTAAATCTGTAGGGTTAGCAGTAGATCCAGTGTTATTTCCCTTTATTGTGTTACTTGGAACAGTACTTAACTTAGCGTTAGTAATTGAATTATTAATTACACTTCCAGTAACATTTTGACCAGTTAACGCGAAGTCAATGGTAGCGCTATCAGTAACTGAAACATCGCCGGTATTAGTTCCGGTTATTCCATTTAATTTTACCTTATCTCCAGGACTCATTAATCCTGCTAAAGTAGTAGTCACTAATGGTAGAATAACATCTGTACCGGTATCAGAAGTTATTCCGATATTAACAGCAGAAACTGTTTGGTTTAAGTTAGTTACCCCATTAGATGGATTTTGTGGAACCCAGTTAGTACCGTTCCAAGTTAACACTTGATTGGTAGTAGCAGATTTTTGATCTATTTTCCAAGTGCTGCCAGATCCTGAAACTATAATATCTCCTTTATCTCCATCACTTAAAGCCCCTGAAGGAGCAGCTAAAATAATAGCGTCGTAAAGACTTACGGCATCATTATACAACACAGTTCCAGTTTTAGATTCGGAAAGGTTATTCCTATCCACCCTAGTGTTTTTAGGTATAAATATTTTTTTTAATTCTTCTATGGTCATGGTATAAAAAATAAAAGGAGATACCTCTTGTGAAGTATCTCCTATATATTATAGAGTTGTAATTACAGAGTTACCTGTAGATGTCAACCAAGAATTTAAAGTCGTATCTAGTGTAGCGATAAGCGGGTTAGGCGTACCTGGAACAGATTCAGCTGGAATACATAACAATGTGCGGAATGGGTTTGTAGTCATTGACGCGATGTCAGTATTAATCTCGTTAGAATAAGTAATGTTATACACTGTATAGTTTGTAAGAACATCAATTGGAGAAGGGAAGTTGATAACCGGATCCAAATTGTGTTGGTTAAAGTACTTACGTTGGCCTTGAGTAGCCTTGTAAAGTAAGTCTAAAACGCGACCTTGACCTTGACCTTCTCTAGCGTTTGCCAATTTAGCATTCTTGATAGCCGCTGTGAATCCTTCTGGAGTAGCGATAGTCAAGTATACCTTACGTTGTGGAATGTAGTCCACATAAGCAGTAGCCTCATCTAAGCCCATAATCCATAAGCCTTTAACTAAACCTGCAGCGAAAGCAGTATCGTTAACGTCAGCAACAAGGATATGAGTAAATAAAGGAGTTGCTGCAACAGCTGCTTGTAATGAAGTCAACATTTCAGAAGTAAGGGTAATAGACCTTACAAGACCGTTTACTTTGAATACTGGAACTACTTGACCAACGGCCAAGCCAGCAACTGCAGTTGCACCAGTACCAGTAGCCTCACCCATAGCAAATGCTACGATAGGATCGTTACCAACGAACTTAGCGCTTAAGCCAGTTAAGCCTAAAGAGTTGTAGTTGATTTGTGTAGCTAAAGCAGTTAAAACTGTGCTACGTGATTGTACAGCAGTTAAACCTAAAGTAGTAAAGTTAGGGCTAGTGTAAATTGCACGAAGACCAACTGCTTGCTCAGTAGAGAAATATGTTTCTATACGAGTACCACCGAAATTAACAGCGATCTGGTAAGTTGTATTATCAGCAGCGATTAATCTACCAGCACCAGCATCAATATCACCGATTTGGATAATATCGTGCATACCTACTAAGAAAGGTTGCTTACTAACTTTGATGTCTTTTTTGTGTCCTTCGAGTGCTGGCGCAGTCTCGTAAGGTGCTACGTACAATGGGTAAGTAGCCATAGCTGTAACCAAAGATGCTGAGTTAGCATTACCTTGTACAAAGCGAATTGCTTGTGCTTCAGCTAAAGTAGGTGTAGCATCTACAAAACTGTTTGTAGCTACAGTACCGTAGATAGATGCGTTAACGATACCTAATTGACCGTCAGCAAGATTGATGTTTCCTGTAGTGGTGTTAACCAATGTACCAGTTACTGGTATAGTACCTGCTGCTGGTTTGGTTACGATAAATGATTCTACTGGACGTTTGTTTGAACCGAACATTATTCGTTAATTATTATTTTGCGATCTCTGAGTTGTATATACTCAGGATTCTCTATATTTAAACCTGCTATTTGGCAGGCAATATCTACTATTTCTTGATGAGTGCTTTCAGGAGTTTCTAAGCCTTGTTGTGGTAGTAAACTACCGTCTATATAAGCATAGTTTCCAAAATTAACTCTGGCTGGGGTTTTTATATATTCAATTTTTACATTGCTTAAATTTATCCCAGAACTGTAAGCATAGATAGATGAGCCATCATTAGAACTACTCCTTCCAAAATTGTAAGGAATAAATTCTGAGTTTGGGGAATTGAAAGGATCTACTAAGACTTCAGATAAATCATCAGTCTGCATAAATTTTAGTATGGCATTATTTGTGCATCCTTTATTGTTTGCAGTAGCGGTTAGCCTAAGCAACCTAAAGTAAGGATATGTGAGTAGATTTAATGGTATCTCGTAGATACCATCTTCTACTTTAATTGGTTGAATTATCGGTTGAAGTGGATACTTTATATGTATAGAAGACAACTCATCTGTAGTCTTTTGATTAGCCTCGTAAGAGGGGGATGAGTTAAGTCTTCTCTTTATAAAAGTTATCTGGGCTTCATTTAACAACCAGTCAATCTCTGCAGTATTAAAATCTGTAGACGATGCTTTATCCACTCGGTCCATGTTTAGTTTAAACGCGTAGTGGAGTTCCGCAAGTGTCATTAGTTTTTATTTTTTATGTTTTCTCGAATCTCGTCAACTTCGCTAGACTTCTTAGGATTGGTTAGGAAATCAATTGCGTCTTCGTAACGTTCTCCTAAAATAATATTTCCTGTTGGTCTAACCCAAGTGTAAGTGTTTTGTTTCTCGTAAACAATACGTAAATCCAAAGCCTCTTGTAATAGATACCTGGCTTCGATAACTTCTCTGCCTGGAGCATTCTTTAATTGATTAAACAGACTTAGTAACTTACTTATGTTAGATGTTTCTGTATTAGTAGACCTATCTATATAATCATAAAGTAGATTATTTATTTGCTCAATAGTTGCGGCTTTAGCAGCTTTAGTAGAAGAGGTTCCTAATAGAACAGCAAACTTCCTGCGGTATCCTTCAGTAAAGATTGAACTATCTAATGTAGCGAATGCTTTCACTTTAAGTTCGTTTCTCTTGTACTTGATCTCATCCGATTCGTTTTCTATTGCTATATAGAATTCTGCTCTAGGCCACTTATGTTCTTTATATTCTCTTTCTGAATTTGCTACTAAACTAGAACCTAGCATAACGTAATACCCTAATTCATCGTACTCATTATCGAGATCAAACATGGTAGTACCATCATTTAGTATCCAATAAGTAGATTGAAAATAAGTTGCGTCTTCAGGTTTTTGATCTTTAGCTACAGAACGATTTGTATAGAATCCTTTTTCTTTTCCGTATTTGTTTTCAAGATATTCTTGAAGCATGATTACATTTCCTTTCTCATTCTTACCTGGTAGGTTAGTTTCTGGATCAATCCAAGGAGTGTAAGAAATGTAATTGTTTAAGCCTCCTTTAACAGGAGAGTAGAGGGCCATCACCTTAGTGTTGGCCTTACTACCTACCTTTGTTTTCCCTATTAATGCTCCAGAGTTTTCATTACGAGCATTGTGTAATCCAGTTGCGGATTCACGTGGGACAGACATTATAAATACTTTTTTACCCATAGTATTAGGACCTGGCTAGATTTCTCGTAACCAGTATTTGTTGTTTTTTGGCTGATTAGCCTATTTCGTAAATCAATTCTCCACACAAACTAACGTCTGTAATGTGTAAACCTGCAGATGTTTGGATCGCAGTATCGTAACCATGATTCAAACTTGCAGTCATTCCGCCCGTCATTGGGCCTGCTGGACCCACCATACCAGGTACATATGCCCTAGTGAATGAATTCTTTTCCTTTACCATGCTAATGTTAGAACCAGTAGCGTCCCCTGAGAAATTCAAGATAGTCATACGAGCTGAGTCGATAGGCATGTTAGGGTAAAGAGGGTGATTGCGTTTGCAATACATTTCTGAATCGTACATAGGATTCTTGTACAATTCTACGATGATACCTTGTGGTCCGTAGTAGCGAGTGAACTCAGCACCGAAACCTAAAGCAGGTGTACCGTTGTAAGAAGTCTCTTTGCGGATGTAGTTAGTATCTACAGTCAAGAAACCATTTGCTAAATTAGCGATTGCTTGGTGGAATAAGATTGCACCTAATGTTCCCGTCCATTTTATTAACTTGATATTTCTATTAAGATTAGACTATATCACCACCTTCTATATAATAGTTAAGGTGCCTTCCGTTTAGTCGTTGAAGAGCTATAATGAAATTTAGCGTCTAAGTATTTAGTGTGTTTTCTAATCATATGCACACTGGAATTTTGATAAATAAATTCTCCAAAATTTAAAACATCTTCTTTAGACCATATTTCTCCTCTGAATATTCCAGGAGAGTTTATTGGTCTAGTTTTAAATTTTACCGGAGAATGTAAATTTAAGTAGTCAAAAAAGTCTTGATTTCCAATAAAACCCATGTAATAATATTTATGGATCTTTTTACTGTATTTAGTATAGATTGTTCCGTCTCCGTCAAATACCCCCCTTATAAAGTGCGGGGCTAATTGGGTTGGTACTTTTGCTATTCCTAAACTAGTTTTAACCTCTTTTAGTCCAAGTAGGAAATCTTGGTTGCTAAATTGAAAACTCGTTTGAGGAGAACATGTTTTGTTTGGAAATTCTATTTCTTTAACTTTGGTTCTAGGTAATCCCAGAACTTGAACTAATTTGTATATTAGATACCCATCTTCTTTTTTAAGGTTTATACAAAACCTAAGTCTATTTTCTTCAGTTACGTGTATACATCCATCTGCATGTATAAGCCCAAAAAAGTAAGCTTTTTCTGGAGTGTCAATAATATCAAAATAATTCCAATTAAATTCTTGATTCAAAATTCTCTTTTTAGACCTTATTAAATTTTGTTTACTTAATACAGATCTTACTTTTCTATAAGGAACACTTAGTTCCCGCGCTATTTGGAGCATTGAATCTCCATTTTTATATTTGTTTATAATTTCATTCATAGTTACCTGCTGATGGTCTATTTATTCGGTTTTAGCCTTTCGGCATTACTAATCCTTGAACTTGTTTCTACTTTCGTTCCTTATATAAGGCATCAAGGCTTTAAGAATTTCCAGCAATTTAGGAAAGTTTGCAAGCAGTATTTCTACTACAGGTCACAACGGGTGTTTATGATTTTAACAGAACGATCATCTTCGTTTTGACGAGAGAAGAAAATATCCATTAAGTAATCACGTAAAAGATTTACTGTGAGAGCACCGTTGTAGTACTGAACCCATCCATCTTTAAGTTGTTCCCTCATACCAGAACCAGTCTTCAATGTGTAACCATTGATACCTGGACGAGTTTGACGCTTGCCATACACAAGCTGCGCTTCGATCCCGGAATAAAGCTCCTCTTGCATGCGAGCTTCGTACATAGGTAAGAATTTAGAAACCTTAGTTTCTTTACCTGAAGCATCAGTCATGATGAAGTCTACTCCCAATCGTCCATCAACACGCATTGCTTTATCAGTAACCGTGATTTTTTGAGCGAAGTAACCAAGTTGGTTCTCAAGCATCAAAGAAGATGGAGCTTGTTGTGTACCGTAGATATTGTTAGCTTCACTAACAACTGAAGTCCACACTTTCTCGAATCTCTTACCAGGCTGTAAATCAGAAACTGGGAAGAATGTGGTTGGAGAATCACCTTGTAACCTGAGTACATAAACGAAACCTGTACCGTCTGGAATTGGGCCCTCAACGATTTCCATAGCGAAGTTATTATCTTCACCCATTAATACGTCTGGACGAGCAAAATAATTCAAATCAAGTTTAACCTTGAATGTAGTTCCTGCAAGACCTGGAGCAGTAGATGCTTCAACTACTTCTAATACGCGAGCAGACTTGTGCTCAGCGCCTTGTAGTTTCCAGCGCCATACTTCGCCATCAATCTCCTTGATAGCATATGTGTTAGATGCACCTAGCATCTGAGTAAGGAGTTTACCTCCAGTGAAGAATCTTGATTTAGAAGAATAAATCTTCATCAAAGTATTCTCAAACACGTGTGGTTTAGCGGCATCGTAAGAGTGACCTAAGTAGTTAGAGTCAACGAAATTACCACCGAAACCAGTATAGTGCTTTATAATAAATGAACTTTGTGGTGTTGGCATGTTATAAATTTAAAAACTTTTCAAAATCGAAGTCGTCGTTTGTTGGTTTGACTGCACTTCCTTTTACTTGAGTCTTAGAGTCTTTTATTTTACTTTCTAAAATATCTCTTAAACCCTTTACTTTTTCAGATTCTACCTTCTTAGTAAATCTGTCTAAATTGAATCCTTTAGTAGAATCGTAATCCACTAATAAATCAGCAAGTTGTAATAAGTGCTCGTAGTTAGATTTAACATCTCTTATGATCTTATTAAATTTTACTTCCCCTGAAGTGTCTTGCTTAAATATTGATTCAATTTTAATTTTTCTTTCCGGAGTAGTTTTGTACTCCTCGAATTTTTGATTGAACTCTTTTGCTCTGTTTTGGATAGTCTCCTGTTCCTCTTTGATCCTTTCCTTCTGATCTGCAATTAACTTAGCCTTTCTAGATTCTTTAAGTTCTACTAACTCAGCAGCAGCCTCTTCAGCCGCTTCTTTTAAGTCGCCAGTTTTCTTAAGTTTCTCTATCATGCTATCAATCTTAGTATCAGAGAAAGTAGATGTTTGTTTCCAGTTCTGACGTAAAACAGTCTCTTGGTTATTCTCATCTTCTAAGTCTAATGTGCTAACATCTGTAGATCCGTAAGCATCTAAGTACTCTTGTAAGGAATTTCCTCCGTTTAATCCGTACTCTAGTAGAGCCTGGAAATCAGGTGGTAATTTACCTAATAATTCATCAGTTGTTCTAGATTCTCTTTTAATTTTAGTAGTTTCCAAGGCTTTTTGTAAACCTTCTTCTGTACCATCATACTCGAAATCATCATCAACTTCTATAAGTGCATTCGATTTTAAGTAGTCAAATAAAGGATCCACTGAGGTTTGTGAACTTTCTTCTGTGTCTATATCCGCTTCTGGAGCAAACAATTCTTCTAATTCTTCCATAAATGTAGTTGTGTTTTAATGTGTTTTTACTTTGAGGGTTTATTTTGAATGGCTTTTTTCTTGATTTCTAGTTCTTTCTCTTTTATATCAAGTTCCCTCTCTTTCAAAGCCGTGTTAACTCTTAACTTCTCTATTTCCAATTGATCTGGGACATTATTATCATTTACATCTTGATCCATCTGCCTAGAAAAACTACCAATTTCAGCAACCTTAATCTTAGTGTCAGACTCAAGCCTAGCGATCTCCATTTCTGTCGCTCTCTTCTGTTCTTCTACTGCAAGCATAGCCTCGTTCTGAGCCTGCTGTTGCTGTTGGGCCATAGCATTAGCTTTCTCTTCAGAAGCCATAATGTTATTCTTAAGTTCTTCAGATGACGTAGCAGTGTAAAGAGAAATAAGATCGGAGAATGATGCTCTTGTAGAACGGATTAGATCTGCAGCAAGTCCTTG